CAAGGATGGTACTTAATTCTCGTATAAATAAATGCGAGTCTTCCGAGGATATAGTATGAGCACTAATAAAAACTTTCTACAACCCACTGGGTTTAAAATCATTATAGACAAAGAGAAATACTCTAGTCTAGAATACTTTGCGCTGTCCGTACAGCACCCAGGCTCTATTGTAAATTCAATAGAAGTTCCTATCCCTAGGTTGATGGGAATGCCTGTCACGGGGTCAAAACTTACTTATTCAGAATTGTCAGTCAATCTTATTCTAGATGAAGATATGTCCGCATATAAAGAAATGCAATCGTGGATGGAAAGAACTGTACTTGAGAACGAAACACCAACACTATATAATGACATAACATTAATTATCCTAACAAGCCACAATAACGGGAACGTTCGTATTAAGTATAAGGATTGTGTGCCTACAAGTATTGGCGCAATTGAATTCAATTCTACTTCAGGTGATGTTCCGGTATTAACTTTTGATGCTGTGTTTAGGTTCACGGAATTTACTATACTATGAGTTTGAAAAAGTACGAAATTAAGAATTTGAATGTATTATCAATTCTTGAAGATTTTCGTTATACCTATAGAGATATATACAAACCAGAAGAATGCTGCGAGTTATTGAGCCCAGGCTTAGAAAATTCGGCAGACCAATATACTTCTGAAGAGGAAATGCGTCGAATCATAGCGCTGGGAGAGAACCACCAAGGTGCTGCCGAGCATGGTTACTCACACCCCATAAAACCAGAGCACTATCAAGGTACTCATCCGGAAGAGTATCGTAAAACATACATTGCTCTGGATAAGAGACTAAAAGAAGAACTCGGATTATATTCTTCTGCCTTATCACAACTGTATCCACCTAAAGGATTTATCTGCTGGCACAATAACGCCAACGCATCGATGTTCAATGTAATCTTCACATGGTCACAGGACGGTGACGGTTGGTTCAAGTATATAGAACCTACCACAGGTGAAGTGATTACCATCCAAGATGAGAAGGGGTGGAACATGAAAGCGGGATTCTTTGGTGCGTACGGTTCAGGTGATGTTGTATACCATGCGGCACGAACAAACTGTTACAGAATGACACTGTCCTATGTCCTAGGACACGATTTTGATTATTGGAAGGATATGATTGACTATATTACCGAAGTGTGATATAATACAGCATCCCTCTACTAAAAAGGCACTATATAATGATTGATTTGGAAACTGTTCTCAAAGAATGGTCAGAAGACTGTGTTATACCACAGCATCAACTAGACGAAGTCTCTAGACACACACCGTCGTTACACGCAAAGTATCTACAGTATCACGCATTCTCGAAGTTACAACTCAAACGTTGTGAGAACTCTCAGAAGACTCTCTTACTCAAAAAGTTTAAATACTATAACGGTAAGATGGACGAAGAAGAACTACGTGCTACTGGTTGGGACTTAGACCCCTTTAATGGTCTTCGCATACTCAAAGGTGATATGGATTTATACTACGACGCAGACCCAGAGATTCAGAAGTCAGAGGAACGAATTGCTTACTATAAGACACTTATTGATACACTAAGTAACATAGTGGATACGTTGAAATGGAGACACCAGACAATAGGTAACATGATTAGATGGCGTCAGTTTGAGGCAGGCGGTTAATCGCGAGTTAAGAGAGAGATAAATAGATGTTTGAAGATGATGATTTAATTAAAGCGGGAATGCTACAAGACGTAGGTCATTACCCCGATTTAGAACTAGTGGAACTGGCAAAACTTATATATGAACGCAGACAACAAAATACGGATAAGGATGGTCAACCACAGTTACTTCGTGGTTGAATCGCATCCTGCTCAAGAAGCAGAACTCCGTGAGTATTTCTCTTTCATGGTGCCTGGCGCCAAGTGGACACCCGCGTTTAAAGCACGTCGTTGGGACGGAAAAATCCGTCTCTATAACATGGTTACTAAACAACTTAACGTAGGACTCTATAGTCATCTACGTCGATTCTGTGCGGATAGATTCTATAAGTTAGAAATACTTGAACATGAAGTATATGGGATACCTAGCGCAAAAGACGATATCGACCACCCAACTTTAGTTAAGTTCCTAGCATCACTAGATAGTCCGTACGAACCTAGAGATTATCAATATAAAGCAATCGCTCATGGCATAGAAAACTACCGTTCTATTCTATTGTCTCCCACAGGTAGTGGTAAGTCATTTATCATCTATAACCTAATGCGTTATGCTCTCGAAGCTACTGAAGGTAATATACTGGTAATTGTTCCTACCACATCTCTGGTAGAACAGATGTATAAAGACTTCGAAGATTATGGATATGACGTGGGACAATACTGTCACCGCATCTACTCAGGTAAAGAGAAAGTCACCGACAAACGTATTATCATATCAACGTGGCAGTCAATCTATCGATTTGACCATGAATGGTTTCAACAATTCGAAACTGTCTTTGGGGATGAAGTACATCTTTTCAAAGCAAAGTCTCTCTCTACTATGATGGATAAGTGTACTGAGGCGAAGTATCGTTTCGGTCTTACTGGTACTCTTGATGGTACAGAAACTAACAAACTAGTATTGGAAGGTTTGTTCGGGCCTGTATTCACTGTAACAAGAACTGTCGAACTACAGAAACAAAAAACACTTGCTGAACTTGATATATCTGTTCTGTTATTGCGTTATCATAGTGATGCGTGTAATATGATTAAGGATATGAAGTATCAGGATGAACTGGACTATATTGTCCGATATGAACCACGTAATAAGTTTATAAGTAAGCTTGCAATAGATCAGAAAGGAAATACTTTAGTAATGTTTCAATTCGTTGAGAAACATGGTAAGGTATTATATGATATGATTAGGAACATGGTCGGGGAAGACCGTAAAGTATTTTATGTCTCTGGTGAAGTAGATGCTGCTGATCGTGAACAAATAAGAGGAATAGTAGAAACTCAGAATGATTCAATTATTGTTGCTTCTCTCGGTACTTTCAGCACTGGCATCAACATCCGCAATTTGCATAATATTGTATTCGCGACCCCATCTAAGTCCCAAGTCAAAGTACTACAGTCAATTGGAAGGGGCCTTCGTCAGTCTGACGATGGTAGGACTACTAAGCTTTTCGATGTTGCTGATGACCTCCACGTGGGCAGTCATAAGAATTTTACTCTGAAACATAGCGCAGAAAGGATAAAGATATATACTAAAGAAGGGTTCTCTTATAAGATTTACCCTATTGACTTAAAACCTATACAAGGATTAGATGATGACACGGTCTTCGATCAAGCAACTTAAACTGTCTACCGGTGAAGAGGTTATTTGTGACGTACTAGATAATGAACCTGATTCCATAGCAGTAAGAAATTGTCTTACACTTGAGGATAGAATGGGTTCCGATGGTCAGAGATACTTTGTCTTCCGTAGTTTGATGACGTACCAAGACAGTCCATTGGATGTCATATTATTGATGAACAATAAGGTTGTTGCTTTATGTACACCTTCTAAAGATATGCTTGAACAGTACGCAGTAGCAATTAAGTCGATGAATTCTTTTAATACTGGTAATGAAGAGATTGAAGATGATATGACTGACGAAGAGTGGTTCAATCATATGGAGAACTATTCACTGGTTGATTCTGATACTTCAGGACTAGTGAAACATTAGCTATATTCTCCCCTCCGGACAACAAGTAGATTATACACTATAAACGACGACATGTCAAGTTTTATTTTTATTATATGAGATTATTTTATGAAAGTTGGTTTTACCGCCTCAACCTTTGATTTATTACACGCTGGACACATCGCAATGTTGCGTGAAGCGAAAACCCAATGTGATTACCTTATTTGTGCTATACAAGTAGACCCCTCCAAAGACAGAGAAGATAAAAACTCTCCTGTTCAAACCTTAGTAGAAAGACACACACAACTCTCCGCAGTTAAGTACGTCGACGAAATCATTCCCTACCAGACAGAGACAGACCTAGAAGACATTCTCAAGATGGTTGATATTGATGTGAGAATCATCGGAAAGGAATATCAAGACCAGAAATTTACAGGTCGTGCGACTTGTGCCACACGTGGTATTGAGATATACTTCAAT